AATATGTGTCTTGCAGCAGAATTAACATACAAAAACATTAAGCTACCAGTAGCATTGGGAGATGCAGGAGCTTTACCACTAAATCAAGTAATAAAACTAAAGGAACAATTATATGGCTAAAGTAGCAATTATAGAAACAAAAAAGAGTAGAAATAACTATGAAAGATTGTTTGATAACTCATTTGAGTTTGAACAATTTCAATTATGTTCTGACCCCACACTAAAGAAAGTACTAAAGAGAGATGTAGATTTAGTACTAAATACAGATGATTATGACTGGCTAATATTAGTCGGTTCAGAAGCACTCAAATACTATACCAAACTAAATTCTGTAACAGAATACAGTGGTAGAGTAGTAGAAGAAAAGTTTATACCAGTTATAAACCCAGCAATGCTTGCATTTAAACCAGAGGCTCAAAGAACTTGGGACGACTCCAAAGATAATATTATAAAGTATATCAAAGGAGAACTAAAAAATGTAACGCTAGGAGAGGATAAAGCTTATGGAATACAAGACAGTGCAGACTTATATGTATTTTTAGATAATGCTTTGAACTCTGACCATGACTTCATAGCCTTAGATTCTGAAACAACAGCATTATATCCTAGAGATGGGCACATACTTGGTATGAGTATATCATATGAGCCTAATCATGGAGCATATATAGATACTGATTGTGTAGATGAAAAAGCAGAAAAACTTTTACAACAATTATTTGATAAGAAAAGAGTAGTATTTCACAATGCTAAGTTTGATTTACATTTCTTTGAGTATCATTTTAATTTTAAATTCCCAAGATTTGAGGATACCATGTTATTACATTATATGTTAGACGAAAATCCAGGCACTCATGGTTTGAAACAACTTTCCCTAAAGTATACACCTTATGGAGATTATGAGAAACCTATGTATGATTGGATGGACGACTACAGAAAAAGAAATGGTATGCTCAAAGGAGATTTTACTTGGGACTTAATTCCTTTTGATGTAATGAAGCACTATGCAGCTTTAGATGCTGTATGTACTTTCCTCTTATTTCAAAAATTCGAGACCCCTCTATTGAAGAACGATAGACTGTATGGAGTATATAGAGATATACTTCTACCAGGCACTAGATTTCTAGTAGACATAGAAGGTAATGGTGTACCTTTTGATAAAGAAAGATTAGAGAAGTCATCTGTGTTAATGCAAAATGACATTGATGAAGCAGTTGCAACTCTATACACCTATGAAGCTGTAAAGCAGTTTGAGATTAATCAAGGCAAGCCTTTTAATCCAAACAGTACAGTACAACTTCGAGCATTACTTTTTGATTACTTAGGTTTAAAACCTACAGGTAAAAAGACTGGAACAGGAGCGGACTCAACAGACGCAGAAGTACTAACAACACTAGCAGAAGAACACCCAGTACCAAAACTAATATTGGATATAAGACAGAAAGTAAAAATCAAATCGACTTATTTAGATAAAATATATCCACAATTAGATAGAGATGATAGATTGCGTACAGGTTTCAATCTGCACGGCACAACATCAGGTCGTCTTTCTTCTAGTGGTAAAATGAATATGCAACAAATACCTAGAGACAATCCTATTGTCAAAGGTTGTATAAGAGCCAAAGAGGGACACAAGATAGTCGCAATGGACTTAACAACAGCTGAGGTATATTGTGCAGCAGTACTTGCAAACGATAAAAACTTGATGAAAGTTTTTCAAGATGGAGGTAACTTCCACAGTAATATTGCTAAGATAGTGTTCAATCTCCCATGTGATGTTGATGATGTCGCAGAACACTATTCTACAGAAAGACAAATGGCTAAGGCAGTTACCTTCGGTATAATGTATGGAGCAGGACCGAAAAAGATAAGTGAACAAGTTACTAAAGATTCAGGAAAGTACTTTAGTATGAGAGAAGCATCAGCAGTTATTGCAGATTACTTTGAGCAGTTCAACGGTCTTAAGAAATGGTTAGATGATGGTAAACAATTTATTCAAGATAATGGGTTTATGTACTCATTCTTTGGAAGAAAAAGAAGATTACCCAATGTATTTTCAAGTGATAAAGGCATAGCGTCACATGAAGTCAGGTCTGGAATTAACTTTCTAGTCCAGTCCATTGCATCTGATGTAAACTTATTGGGAGCTATTGAGATGAACGCATATATCAAAAAGACTGGTATGAGGTCAAAGATATTTGCATTAGTTCATGACTCAATACTTGCAGAAGTACCAGATTGTGAAATCAATAGATACTCTCAAGAGCTTCAGCATTTCATACAAAAAGACAGAGGGCTTTCCATACCGGGAACTCCTATTGGGTGTGACTTCGATGTACATGAAGATTACTCTCTAGGTAAGTTCGAGAAGAAGTATGAAACTCTCGGAAGTTAACTTTCCTGTCTATGTCTTACATACAGACGATGTCGTCTCTCGGGACGGCATTCTCTGGTGTGATGGAGATGTAGTTGACGATAAAAATGTTAGTGGAGAAACGATAGGTAAAAGAAGACTATCAACTCCACACAAAAATTTATATAAACTAAAGATTATGATTGAGGACTTTCCTAATCTCTTCAAACATAGAGGTAAGTATTATGTAGATTCAACAGGTAAATTTTTTGTCTATGAAAAAAGTCAAGTAGTAGATTTAATTTATCACAAGATTAAAAGAGTAGAAAAGAAAGAAGTAGCCACTATTATATGGCTAGAGAATATAGCTTTTCCATTCGAAACGAGAAGACCTCCAGCATTAGAATATAAGTATGCAGGAGTTCTTTATATTAAAAAACAACCAGCGTATCTGTATGAATTTAGTGCAGATATGAAGAAAAAAACATGGAGAAAAATATGAAAAGATTATTATTTTGGATTATAGACTGTTGGAGATTAGTAATGGATAATCGATTCAACCCTCTTAGACACATACCTGACCCATCTATACAAGCATACTTTACATTAGTACTGTTTACAATGTGGTCAGTATTCTTTGGATTCGTAGGAACTTACTATTTAGGTTGGTATGGTTATAATACCGTTACTTCTATAATAGTACACATGGGTCTTATTATACCACTCATCTTTACAAACATTGTATTTAAAGAAGCTGAAAGAGATGGGCGTAAATGGTATGTCGAGCACAGACAAGAGCAGTGGAAGAAGAAACTCTTTCCAAGAAAAGCAAATGTAATTAAATGGGATATAGATAAGGAAGCATGAAGATAGTAATAGAAATAGATACTGAAAACGAACAAGATTTAGAAACAATCAAAGAGTTTATCGAACTATTAAAGAATAATGAAAGCAGTTCTAAGTAACAGAATATGGCTTGAAGTTACGAATAGTTATCAGTCTAAACTCGATGAAGAATTAACTTATGCTATACCTAATCGTAATCCCTTAAACCCACCATTCATTATAAAGAATATGGCAGTAGTGCGTTCAGGTTTAGTGACCATACCTATTGGAAGAACGGATTTGATACCAGAGAACTACGAGATAGTAGATAAACGAACGTTATCACCAATAGAACCACTTGACTTTAAGTTTGATTTAAGAGCCTCGCAACAAGAGGTATATGACGAGCTGGACGATAGTGCTATAATTAACGCTTGGGTCAGTTGGGGAAAGACTTTTACAGCTCTAGCAATAGCAAACAAGCTTCAACAGAAAACACTTGTTGTTACGCATACGCTAGCATTAAGAGCGCAGTGGGAAAAAGAATGTAAAAAAGTATTCGGGGTCACGGCGGGTGTGATTGGTAGTGGAAAGTTTGAAATAGATGCTCCAATCGTAATCGGGAATGTGCAAACTTTGTACCGACGACAGAAGGATATACACAATGTTTTTGGGACTATTATACTTGATGAAATGCATCACGTCTCTTCTCCGACCTTCACACGAATTGTCGACTCCAATCGTGCGAGATATAAGATTGGACTTACAGGAACTATGGAGCGAAAGGACGGACGTCATGTGGTATTTAGAGATTACTTCTCAAATACAGTATATAAACCACCAAGAGAAAATTACTTGAAACCTGAAGTGAAGATTGTAAAATCAGGAATAAGATTTATGGACGGAGCCTATACACCATGGGCTGAACGAGTAAATGCACTTGCGTATGATTGGGAATATCAGAACATGATTTCGTTGCTGGCAGCAAAATATGCCGCGATTGGACACAAAGTACTTGTCGTAAGTGATAGAGTAGACTTTCTGAAGCGTTGTGCGAAGTTAGTAGGAGACAATGCAATTTGCGTAACAGGGGATATACCTCACGAAGAAAGACCCAAACTTATTAAACAAATATTTGATGACAAAGATGTACTGTTTGGAACACAAAGTATATTTTCAGAGGGTATATCACTTGATTGCCTTAGTTGTCTAATTCTGGGTACACCCGTGAATAATGACCCATTACTAACGCAGCTCATAGGTAGAATTATTAGAATATACGAGGGTAAACCTCAACCTGTAATTCTAGACATACACCTCGTTGGAAAAACTGCTACGAAGCAAGCTAACGCAAGAATGGGGTACTATATAAAAGAGGGCTATGATGTTTCGGACGTATAGCATGGAAAAATATTTCTTGACACAAGTTCAAATTTTTGGTATAATATATGATATTGTTTAATTGGGAAAAGATAAAAAAAGAAAGCAATGGCAAGGTTGGTGACATACTTACTATCCTCCATATACTAACTTATAAACTTCCACCAGTAAACAAAAAAGACAGAATATTCAAGTTTTGGCAAAAGAGTTTCTATGGACATAGTTTCCTAGCTAACCCTGAGCCCTTGTTTATTCAAAGAAGGAGATATTCAGATAGCGAGATTGCACAGTACGCAGGTATCGCGTCGCTACGCAACTATTTTGAATATCAAAAAACTAAAGATACTACACTAGACCTCTTGCATTTTACAGGAAATATTGAGGTCATAGAAAACAATAGATTACTTTGGATTGAAGGGGACAGTATTCACTTTAAATTTGAAGAAATCACTAAAGGAGAAATGAAATGGCATTGAGTTTTAATCAAGCTAAGGGCGAAGCCCAAAAAAATAAAATCGATAGTTACCAATATGTAGAGGGTGACAACATCGTAAGAATGGTCGGGGATATCTTACCTAGATATGTCTACTGGCTAAAAGGTGAAAATGGAAAAAATTTACCGTTCGAATGTCTATCGTTCGATAGAAACACAGAATCTTTCAACAACATAGAAAAAGACTGGGTTAGAGAATATCACCCAGAGTTGAAATGCGGCTGGAGTTATGCTATCCAATGTGTGCATGACGGTAAAGTAAAAGTACTAAACCTCAAAAAGAAACTTCTAGAGCAAATTATGGTTGCTGCAGAAGACCTAGGTGACCCAACAGATGTAGAAACTGGTTGGGACGTTCACTTCAAAAGAGTGAAAACTGGACCAATGGCTTATAATGTTGAGTATCAATTACAAGCATTAAAGTGTAAGCCAAGACCTTTAAATGAAGCTGAACAAGAACTAACAGCAGAACTTAAATCTATGGACGAAATCTTAACTAGACCAACTCCTGATGCTCAAAAAGAGTTATTAGATAGATTAAGAGAAGGCGCAGCAAACTCTCAACCTGATGAAACAATCAGTGATGAGTTTGATATTTCTTAAAGGAGTATACTATGGTATCAGTAGGACACGAGTTTCCTGAGTTTCAAATGGAAGCATGTAATAAAGACAACGAAATCTTAACGGTAGGTAGAGTGCCAGACCAATGGGCTGTGTATTATTTCTATCCAAAAGACTTTACTTTTATATGCCCTACAGAAATATCAGGAATGGATATTCTAGTAGATAGCGCTAGAGTTCTAGGAATAAGCGGCGACAACGAATGGTGTAAATTAGCTTGGAAACAAAGTAATGAATTGATAGGAGATATCAACCATACACTTGCAGCTGACTCAGGATTATATCTTGCAGAAGAATGTGGCGTTGTAAATGAAGAAGAAGGAGTATGTTACAGAGCTACTTTTATTGTAGACCCTAGTAACGTAGTTCAACATGTATCAGTGAACGCACTAGATACAGGCAGAAATGCTGAAGAAATACAAAGGACTTTACAGGCACTTAAAGCTGGTGGACTCACTGGCTGTGCTTGGCAACCTGAGGACGACTTCGTAGCGTGATTTTATTTACTGCAGATTGGCATATTAAATTAGGACAGAAGAATGTTCCTTTGGAATGGGCAAAGAATCGTTATCAAATGTTCTTTGACCAAATCTCTGTCTTAGAAAAAGATGTTGACCTGCATATCATTGGAGGGGATTTGTTTGACAGAATCCCCACAATGGACGAACTGAGTCTTTACTTTAAGTTCGTAAAGAATGTTAGTGTAGATACGATTATATTTGACGGTAATCATGAAGCTACTCGTAAAAACAAAACATTTTTTACAAACTTAAAAGAAGTTACAGAACAAATAAATCCACTAGTGACAGTAGTAGATAGTACTTACTATTCAGATGATTGGGCAATACTGCCTTATGCAGACTTGCATAAAAAGAATAGTATAGAATCTATTGATGCTGATATACTCTTTACTCATGTGAGAGGAGAAATACCTCCTCATGTAGTACCTGAAGTAGACTTAGAGAGATTTAATAAATTTAATAAAGTATTTGCGGGAGACTTACATGCTCATAGCAATACACAAAGAAATATAGTATATCCAGGTAGTCCCATGACTACATCTTTTCATAGACAGCTTGTAAAGACAGGATATATACTTATAAATCCAACGAATTGGCTGTGGACATGGCACGAGTTTGACTTGCCACAACTGTTAAGAAAAACAGTAGATGACCCAGCAGAGATGTTACAGACGGACTTTCACCATACAATCTATGAGATTGAAGGAGATGTGTCTGATTTAAGTAATATTAAAAATAGTGAACTACTAGACAAGAAAGTAGTAAAACGAAAGACAGAAGCAACACTTATTCTTGACAAAGAAATGTCAATAGAAGAAGAACTAAATGAGTACCTCAGCTTTATACTAGAGCTAGAGGAAGATAAAGTTAAACAAATATTAGGAGTATTCAGTGATTACGCTAAAGAAGCTGACGTGGAATAACTGTTTCAGTTATGCTGACGATAACATGCTACAACTAGATGATAGTAGTGTTACGCAGTTAGTTGGAACAAATGGAACAGGAAAATCTTCCATACCTTTAATACTTGAAGAAGTATTATTTAATAAAAATTCAAAAGGTATAAAGAAAGCAGATATACCAAATAGGCATATTAATAATGGATATGATATTGGTATCTCTTTCGCAGTAGAAGATGATGAGTATGAAATTGATGTAGTTCGTAGAGCTAATATAAAAGTAAAGTTGTTTAAGAATGGCAAAGATATCTCTAGTCATACAGCGACAAATACTTATAAGTCTGTAGAGCAGATACTTGGTATAGATTTCAAGACATTCTCACAAATTGTGTATCAAAATACTAATGCAAGTTTACAGTTCTTAACTGCTACTGATACAAACCGTAAGAAGTTTTTAATTGATTTATTACAATTAGATAATTATGTAAAATACTTTGATGTTTTTAAAGAATTATCACGAAATTTATCTGGAGATGTTTCTCGCATACAAGGGAAAATTGACACAATCAATAAGTGGTTAACAAACAATAAATTAGAGAGTATACAACTATTACCAAAATTAGAAATTGAATTTATAAATGAAGAAGATGAAAAAACTTTGCGTTCTTTACAATTAGAATTTGAAAATATCTCGGAAATTACGAAAAAAATAAATCAAAATAATTTATTTAAAAAGCAGTTAGAATCCATAGATTTACAAAAAGCTAAAGCTGTTTTAAATGTATACCAAAAAGAAGATACTTCTTTCCTAAAAGAAACACTAGGTACTTGGAAATCTGAACTTGCTCATGAAACAAGAATGAGAGATAAGTATGAAAACTTAAAAAATTCAGAAGATATGACATGTCCTACTTGCAGTCAAGATATAGACTTAGACTTTATAGAAGCAGAGTATAAAGAACATAACGAACGTGCACAGTATAATAGTACAGAAATAAAAAAGACAGAAGAAAAAATAGAAGATATAGAAAAAACTAATTACAATGTCAAGAAAGCAGAAGGGTATATACAAGAGTGGGAAGAACTATTTAGAAGAATAGATAAAGACTTACCCGAAGAAGTACCAAATATGTTAAATCTAGAGTCAGAGATTAGAGAACTCAAATCTTCTCTAAGTGCTAAAAAGTTTGAGATACAGAATATCATTGATAGAAACTCAGAAATAGATAGACACAATACAAGACTAAGTATAGTAGAAGAACAAACAGAAGAATTTAATAAAGAACTCAAAGAACTAATAGAAGATTTAACTAGAGTAGAAGAAAAAGCAACAAGTGTTGAAATTCTTAAAAAAGCATTTAGTACAAATGGATTACTTGCATATAAAATTGAAAACCTAGTAAAAGATTTAGAAGAACTTACCAATGAATATTTAGCAGAACTATCAGACGGTAGATTTAGTTTAGAATTTATAGTAGTAAATGATAAATTAAATGTAAACATAGATGATAATGGAAAGCAAGTAGATATTCTAGCGCTAAGTGCAGGAGAACTTGCAAGAGTTAACACATCTACTCTACTAGCAATTAGAAAACTAATGAGTAGTATTTCTAAGTCAAGAATCAATGTACTATTTCTTGACGAAGTTACAAATGTACTAGATGAACTAGGCAAAGAAAAATTAGTAGAAACTCTACTTAAGGAAGAAAATTTGAATACATATATAGTATCACACGGTTGGACACACCCATTACTCGATAAAATAGAAGTAATAAAAGAAGATGAAATAAGTAGGCTTGATGGTCAATCCTAGACAAAAAGGTAATCTTGGAGAAAGACAAGTAATAGAACTCCTAAACAGAACTACCAAAGAGCAATGGGAGCAAACTCCTGGCTCAGGAAATGGTAAGATAAAAGGAGATTTAAGAGTACATGGAAAGCATAATATATTCTGTGTAGAAGTAAAGTTTTACAAGCATGTAGGCTTTGACTCAAAAATATACACTCAAAAGAGTAACAATTTATATAAATGGTGGAGTAAAATTTGTAAACAAGCACAACAAATGGAGCAAGAGCCTCTCTTAATATTTAGAGAGAATCATGGTAAGTTTTTTGTAGCGACTACAAGAGAACCACTAAACACGCTAAAATATATGCATATTGCCTGGCTAGGTGCATATATATTAATGGCAGAACACTGGCTAGATAAAGAGGAGATAAAATTTACAAATGGCGATTACGTTCTCAAGCCTTGGGAACCCAGCTCCGATTGGGAACTTGCTGATAGTTGATGGTCTAAATATTGCTTTTAGGTGGAAACATCAAAAAGTAACAGACTTTAAATATGATTATGTTAGGACAGTAGAAAGTCTAGCAAAATCTTATAATGCAGGTACAATTATAATTACTGCTGACGGTGGTAGTAGTTACAGAAAAGCTATATTCCCTGAATATAAGGCAAACCGAAAAGAAAAATACGCAGAACAGACTCCTCAAGAAGAAAAAGAGTTTGCAATGTTTATGGCAGAGTTTAGTGATACTCTAACATTACTAAAAAAGAAATATCCAGTATTTCAATTCAAAGGAGTTGAAGCTGATGATATTGCAGCTTATCTAAGTCTGAACTTAGATAAGTTTAATTTTGATGAGTGCTGGATGATTTCCTCTGATAGGGACTGGGACTTATTAATAACAGATAAAGTATCAAGATTCAGTACTGTAACTAGAAAAGAAGTTACATTGAATACTTGGGACGAACACTATGACTTTGAAGTTGAAGATTATATCACTTTCAAATGTCTAACTGGCGATAAAGGAGATAATGTTCCAGGGATACCTGGAGTTGGTCCAAAACGCGCAGTTCAATTAATGGAACAATATGGAAATGTTTTCGATATCTATTCCGCATGCCCAATTGAAGGCAAATATAAATATATTGAGTCTTTAAATGAAAATGTAGAACAACTACTTATGAATGTAGAACTAATGGATTTAGTGACTTATTCAGAAGAAGCTATAGGACAAGAAAACAAGCAAGTTATAGACTTAAAATTACAGGAATATTTAAATGATAAAAATTGATTACAGTAAAGATAGTTTGCTAACAGAATTTAGTAAGCAAACTTTACAAGACAGATATATGGTTGGAGATGAAAAGAGTCCTCAAGAAGCCTTTGCAAGAGCTGCAGAAGCTTTCTCTGACGACCAAGACCATGCACAACGAATTTATGATTATGCAAGTAATCTATGGTTTATGTTTGCTACCCCCGTTTTGTCAAATGGCGGAACAAAAAGAGGGTTACCAATTAGCTGTTTTCTAAACTATATAGAAGATAGTAGAGAAGGAATAACAGGACATTACACTGAGAACGCATATCTATCATCAATGGGTGGTGGAATCGGCGGCGGGTGGAGCGATGTTCGTGCACAGGGCACAAAGACGTCGAAAGGCTCTGAGTCCACAGGTGCTATTCCATTTATGAAAGTTGTAGATGCAGAGATGTTGGCGTTTAGCCAGGGAGTAACTAGACGGGGTAGTTATGCTTCTTATCTACATATGAGCCACCCCGAAATAGAGGAATTTCTCGATGTTAGAAAACCTACTGGCGGCGATATTAACAGGAAGTGTACTAATTTACATCATGGCGTTGTAATTCCAGATAAGTTTATGGAGATAATTCATAGAGCTACGAAGGAACAGAACTTTGATGATAGTTGGGAGTTAATTGACCCACATTCAGGAGAAATAAAAAAAGTTGTAAGTGCAAGAACACTTTGGGTAAAGTTATTACAGAATCGTATGGAAACAGGAGAGCCTTATCTCATGTTTGAAGACGCTGTTCAGTCTGACTTACCTGATTTTCAGAAGAAAAAAGGTTTAAAAGTAAACCATAGTAATCTTTGCTCGGAAATCACACTCGCAACGAATGAAGAAAGAACAGCAGTTTGTTGTCTTTCAAGTGTAAATCTGGAGTATTATGACGAGTGGAAAAACCACCCTGCATTTATTCCAGATTTAGTACGCTTTCTTGATAATGTATTAACTTACTTTATTGAGAACGCACCAAACGAACTAGAAAAAGCAAAATATAGTGCTTCAAGGGAGAGAAGTATTGGTTTAGGAGCAATGGGATTTCATGCTCATTTACAGAAGAATGAAATACCTTTTGAGAGTATGATAGCAAGTGGCGTAAACATGGAAATGTTTAATAAAATAAAGTCAGAGGCTATGATAGAAACTCAAAGATTAGCAGTAGAAAGAGGAGCATGTCCCGATGACGATTCATGTTCAGTGCGAAATGCACATCTATTGGCTATTGCTCCAAATGCTAGTTCTAGTATTATTTGTGGTAACACAAGTCCAAGTGTTGAGCCTTTTCGTGCAAATGCTTTTACGCAAAAAACTAAAAGTGGCTCATACTTAATGAAAAATAAGTTTCTAGAAACAGTTCTAGAACGACATAATAGTAATGATGATAAGACATGGTCGAGTATCATTGCGAACAAAGGTAGTTGTCAACACCTAGGATTTCTTTCCGCAGATGAGAAAGAAGTTTTTAAGACAGCAGTAGAAATTAATCAGGCATGGGTAGTAGAACACGCAAGTATGAGACAAGAGTTTGTTTGTCAATCACAGAGTATAAATCTATTCTTCCCACCTGATGTAACTAAAGGCGATTTGCACAATGTTCACATGTTAGCATGGGCTAAGAATATGAAAACACTTTATTACTTGAGAAGTGAAGCCATAGGACGTGCAGATAATGTATCAAATCAAGTTAAAAGAGAGGTAATTTTTGAACAATCAGATTGCCTTAGTTGCGAGGGATAAATGGCAAACTTACTAGAAGAAAGAGATTATTATAAACCCTTTAACTATCCTTGGGCATTTGAGTTCTATAAAAAACAACAGCAAATGCATTGGATGCCTGAAGAAGTACCGTTACAAGACGATATAAGGGATTATAAAGAAAAACTTACACCAGAGAATAGAGCATTAGTAGATAACATCTTCCGATTCTTTACTCAAGCTGATGTAGATGTATGTTGTGGTTATGCAAAGCATTACTTACCAACATTCAAACAACCAGAAGTACGAATGATGCTTGTTAGTTTTGCTGCTATGGAAGCAGTACACCAAGAAGCGTATTCATTACTA